CACTAGCTATTATAAATAAAGGTACTGGTAACGGTACTTCAGCTATGGTTTCAGGTAAAATATTAATTTACATGAAATATGTTGGAAATGGCCCTGCAGTAGTTGATACAAGAGTATAACTAAACCTTAAACAATAACTTAAAAGGGTGAGATATTTTCTTACCCTTTTTTGTTTCTCTTGATATTTATATATGAAGAATAATACCCTTTTGGAGAATGTAAATGTCAAAATTTTTATTTTTATATGAAGAACCAACGATACCATCAAATGTGGTAGGAAAAACACCACATGGTATATATGACTCCGATATTCAATTTCAAAGTGAAAGTTTACAAGTCTGTAAATTTGTTGCTAGTAAACTAGGACATCCAGTTATGCAACTTGAATTTAATAGTGGTTCAATGTATGCTTGTTTTGAAGAGGCAGTTTCAGAATACTCACAACAAATAAATCATTATAATACAAAAAATTGGATGTGGGAACATTATGGAAATAATACTACGGGCTCCAATTTTAGTTCAACAGGTTCACATCAAGCTGAGACTGCAGTTGGTGGTTTATCATTTACATTATCAGAACAATACGGACAAGCTGTGAATGTTGGTGGTAATGCCACATTGTTTACAGGTTCAATTACTTTAACAGGTTCACAACAAGTTTATGACTTACCAACTGAAGCGAGTCTAGAGTCAAGTATAGGGACTGGCAACAAACTTGAGATACAGAGGGTGTTTAATGAACTACCAGCCGCTATATCTAAATTCTATGACCCATTCGCTGGAACTTATGATAACATTGAATTATTGGATTCATTTGGATTTGGTAATGTATCACCTGCAGTATCTTATATATTAAGACCAATATCATATGATTTGGCTAGAGCGAATGCGATTGAAACAAATGACTTAGTTAGAAAATCTGCATATTCATTTGAATTAATAAATAATAAACTAAGAATATTCCCAAAGCCAGAGACAGATGATGCTGGAAGTAAAATATATTTTCAATATTACAAAAAAAATGATAGAACCGATGTCACTCAAGATTTTACTTTAAATAAAGTATCAGACCCAAGTAATATTCCATATAAATTTATAGTATATAGTGAAATAAATTCAATGGGTAGAAATTGGATTCGTAAATACACATTAGCATTAGCAAAAGAATTATTAGGTATTATTAGAAGTAAATACGCTTCATTACCACTTCCAAATGGTGAAGTATCCATGGATGGTGAGGCTTTAAAGTCAGAAGGAAGAGAAGAAAAAGCAAATTTATTAGAAGAGTTAAACACATTCTTAGATGCTGTAAGTAAAAAAGAACAAGCTTTAACAGAACAAGAAGTTGCAAATTCTCAACAAGAGGTATTGAATAAAGCACCATTAAAAATATACATAGGATAATTAAATGTCACAAACAAAACCATTTTTTATACCACAAAAAGAATTTGATTTAATTAATCAAATGAATGAAGAATTAATTGACGAGATTGTCGGACAATCAGTTGATATTTATAAAGTGAATGTTGATAGAACAGAGGATAATCTATATGGTGAATCAACTGCTAAATATTATGACATCGGATTCAGAGTTAATTGTTTAATAAATTATAATGAACCTGAAATCATACAAGACGATTTTGGTGCTGATTTAAATTCTTCAATTGAAATGTTCTTCCAAAGAGAAAATCTATCAAGTGGTTCATTGAATTTTTATCCTGAAATTGGTGACATTGTGGATTGGAATGATTATTATTGGGAAATCAATGGAACAACAGAACCACAATTATTCGGAGGACATCCAAACTTTAAACACAATATTGTAGCGACAGCACATCGTTCAAGATTATCATCATTACAAATAGAAGAGAGACCAAGATAATGCCAAACAAAGCAGCAAAATTAAGAAAACAAGAAAGAAAAAAGAAAAATAAAATATTGGAAAGAACTGGTAGAACACCAGCTCAAATTAAAAGATTTAAAAGAAGAGGTAATAATTAATGAGTTTAGATATTTTAAAAGAAAGATTTAGTGGAAAACCAATAACTTCTCAATATGAAGACAAGATTGAAAGTAAACAAAAAATTATTGATAAGTTAGAATTAGAATCACAAAGTCTATCAAATCAGGTTTTAAATTTAGAAAAAGAAAAAAACTTTCTAATTCAAGAATTAAACACTGCAAAGAAATTTGAAGATGGAGCTTTTTCAATAAAAGAAAAAGATTACATTAATGAGTTACAATTAAAAGAAAATACTATAAAAGAAATTAATTTACAATTTAAACCATTACAAACAAAAATAAATAAATTAGAAGATAGAATTTCATATAAAGATGGAGTGATTGAAAAAGCTAAAAAACTGAATAAACAATTAAATGAAAAATTTAATAAATTAAATTACAAATTAAATTATGAAACCAAAAATAGTAAAAAAGTTGTTAATGAAGTTAAGACGGAAAGAAAAAGAGTATATCAAGAGTATGTAAATAATTTAGATACATATGAAAAAGCGTTAGTGTCTAAAAATGACAAGATTGACAATTACAAAACTAAATTAAAAGAGTCTTTAAATAAATTAAAAGAATCTAAAGATTTAATAAATGTTTTAAAAAAAGATGTTAAAGTTAATGAAAATGTAAGAGAAGAGTTAAGAAATAAAAAAGACGAAATCAAAAATTTAAATGGTGAAATTCGTTCGTTATCAAAAGAAGTAAAACATCTTTCGAGTCTTTCATATGAAAATTCTATATTAGAAAGAAAATTAAAAGACGCAGAAAGTTTTCAAAATATAGTTGTGGATAATAAAGGTGAATTTGAAAAATATATGGAAGACGTAAATACTTTGAGTACCTTTAAATTGGTTGGAACATTAACAGAGATAGCTAGAGAAAAACAAGGTGATAAAAAATTAACTTGGAATCAATGGTTAGAAATACCAGAGAGTAATTACTTGTTTCAATTAGATGAAACAATGGCTAAAAATATATTTAATCAAGGAAAAAAATTAAAATTATTAGAAATAAATAATAACAATTTAGCTATTTTTGATACAGGGAAAAATAATGGCAATTCAACAGATAACGAATAAAAGAATTACAAAGTTCGATACTTCTAATCCTAACTATAGAGAAACACCTAAACCTAAACAAGAGGTAAGTGGTAATGTAATGGATGATGAAGATGTGTATGGTGAAAGAAAACACACCTATACACCTGAACCAAATGGTAATTTACAAATGGAACAAATGATGGGTAAGTTGATGAATAAGTTGGATAACTTTGATTCACCAAGTCAAACAGGTGTGAAAGCCATTGAAGTTGATATTAAAAAAGAGATTGCAATTGGTAAAGCTGATATGAGTAGTATTAAATCAGAAGAGGTAAAAGGTAAGGTAAACAATAAACTTGAAAAACTAAAAGCTTTAAAAAGAGGGAGAAAATAAATGGCTATAGAGCAATTACCATTAGCTGGAGGTCAGACACAAGAAAGAAAACTTGGTTCTTCTGTTACAAACAAATTCGATTCACGAGGAGTTAATCCTGCCAATATAAATAGAGCGACACAAGTTTCTACTAAGGGGACAACTATTAGAGGTAATAGAGAAACAACTATTGTGCCTGGTAACAACTTTTCAGAAAATTATGCGATAACACTTAAAGATGTTGATACGGCGGTTTTGAATCATGTAAAAAATGTAATGAAACCAAGAGTAAAAGAGGCTAATGAAACTTTTAAAATACCTGTTTATTATGGTAATGAGGAAAGATGGAAAGCTGTTAGAAGAAGAGGTGTATTAAGGGATAAAAACAATTCTTTAATTCTACCATTAATTATGTTAAGAAGAACTGAGGTTTCAAGAAATGATTTATCAGGTCAATCATTTCCACATGATATTAGAAGAGAACATGTTGATGTTGTTAGAAATTCAAGGTGGAGTAAAGAAAATCAATATGATAGATTCTCAGTTCAACAAGGAGTTCAACCTGTCTTTGAACAAGTGGTTACTGGAATGCCAAATTACTCGGATGTTAATTATGAATTTGTTTTGTGGACTAATTTTATAGAACAAATGAATCCATTGGTAGAATCTTTTGTCGACCAATCACATACATATTGGGGTGATGGAACTAATAATAAATTTCTATGTACAATTGACAGTGTTTCAGACGCATCAGAAATGAATCAAGATGGGGAAAGATTTATCAAATCAACATTCAGTGTAACTACAAAAGCATATTTATTACCAGAATATTTAAATTCTGTAATTACAAACAAAGTATCGAATATGAAAAAATTCACAACACCATCACGAGTCACTTTTAAATTTGAAGGTGATGCGACAGATGAACAAGTAAAAAAATAAATCACTCGTTTTCTAAATTTATATATATTTATATATAGTTATATAATAAATGGAGGTTATAATGCCAGAAGAAGTAAAATTTACAGACGAAGAACTAAAACAAGTTCAAAACATACAAAGCGGTTATGTAAATGTTCAAAATCAATTCGGACAATTAAAGATGGCTCAAATTAGATTAGACGAACAAGAAGTTGAATTAGAAAATTCATTAAAATCAATTCAATTGAAAGAAAAGAAATTTTTAGATGGTATCACGGATAAATATGGACAAGGAACTTTAAATCCAGAAACAGGCGTGTTTACACCAACTGAAAATAAATCAAAGTAATTAAAAAAAAATCATCGTTTGAGAATTAACTCATATATTTATATATGAATAATACTAATGCGCAAAATAGTATTTACCTCAAAAATTAAAAAGTTAACTTAGGAGAAATTCAATGGCCGAAAAAATAATTTCACCTGGTGTATTTACAAATGAAATAGACCAGACGTTTTTACCGGCTGCTGTGGCTGATATTGGAGCTGCACTCGTAGGGCCTACCCTTAAAGGGCCTGCAGGAATCCCAACCATTGTAACATCATTTTCTGATTTCCAAGCGAAATTCGGAGATGTGTTTAAATCAGGTTCTGATTCATTCCAATTCTTAACCTCACATGCAGCTGAAGAATATTTAAAAAATTCAGATACATTAACCGTTGTAAGAATAATGGCAGATGGTGCTGGTGGTGCTGTTTCACCTGCTACTGCAGGTGTATTTCCAACAGGCTCAAAAGCTAGATTAGTGGATGCAATTGATTTAACTGGTGTTGCAGCTTCTGATGCATTTACAATGACAGTTCCAGCTGCTGCTGGTGGTGATGGTACTGCTCACCAATTCTTGTTTGCATCATCAACTAATGTTGATGCTAACGAAGTAGCAACTACTTTTGGTATTTCAACAACAACAATTGTTGATGATGCTGATGCTGCTTCTGTAGTGATTGATGCAATAAATGGAACTGTTAATGCAAAATATAAATTTGGAGCTAACAATCTAGCCGATGGTTCTTTCTTAGCAGCTGGAACACTTGGTGTAAGAGCAATTCAAGGTAGTAGTACAAGTAAGATTACATTGGAAATGCTTACTGAAGGTACGGCTGGAAATGTTGCAAGTGTACTCGCAGCTAACACTGGATTTGAAAGTGCACTATTACTTGAATCTACCTTTGTAGGTGGTAAAGATGCCTCTTTTACATTGGAAACATTAGCTGACGGGACAATAATGAATAGTGCTGACACTAATTTTAAAATCTTAAAAAACAAGTCTCCAAACAACATACTAGTCAGTGGTTCAAAACACAATATTAGATATGAAGTAACTTCAAAAAATAACAAAAAAGGTACTTTTAGTTTAGCAATTAGAGCTGGTAATGATAATGAAAAAAGAAAACAAACACTTGAAACATTTAATAATTTATCATTAGACCCTAATTCAACTAATTTTATAACAAAAGTAATAGGTGACCAAAAACAAACACTTAGAACAGATGATGGTGTTAAATATTTACAATTAACAGGTTCATTTGCAAATGCATCAAGGTTTGTAAGAGTTAAAAGTGTTGACACACCAACAATTGATTATTTGGATGAAAACGGAACAATTAGATTAAATTCATTATCAGCCTCATTACCAAGTCTTGGTAGTGGTTCATTAAATGGTGGATTTTCAGGTGGTGCAGATGGTCAGAGTGGATTTGACGCTTTAGGTAACCAAAATGGTTCAATAGCTGAAGCTGTCAATTTTTATGAAAACATTAGTTCACAAACGCAAGGATTCAATCTTGCTTCTGACGCTGGTGCAACATCTGGTTCAACCGCTTATACAGACGCTCTCGATTTACTTGCAAACCAAGATGAGTACGATATTAATTTAATATTAGCTCCTGGTATTGTTGGTTCACTACACACAACAATAGCTACTAAAATCATAGATGTTTGTGAATCAAGAGGTGATTGTTTTGCAATTATAGACCCAGTACCTTATAATTCAACATTATCAGCTGCCACTGCTCAGGCAGAATCAAGGGATTCAAACTTCGCAGCTATGTATTGGCCTTGGATAAAAGTACCTGACTCACAAGTCGCTGGAGCTCAAAGATTCGTACCACCTTCAACAGTATTAGGTGGAATCTACGCATTCAATGATAGAGTAGCACACCCCTGGTTTGCACCTGCTGGATTGAATCGTGGTGGAATCACAACCGCAATTCAAGCTGAGAGAAAATTAACACAAGGAAATCGTGATGATTTATATGATTCAAATGTTAATCCAATAGCAACATTCCCAGGACAAGGTGTGACTGTATTTGGACAAAAAACATTACAGAAAAAATCATCAGCATTGGATAGAATCAATGTAAGACGATTACTAATTAGAGTTAAGAAGTTTGTTGCAAGTTCATCAAGATTCTTGGTATTTGAACAAAACACAGCAGCTACAAGAAGAAGATTCTTAGGAATTGTTAATCCATTCTTAGAACAAGTTCAAGCTCAAAGTGGTTTAAGTGCATTTAGAGTAGTGATGGATGAAACGAATAATACACCTGACACAATTGATAGAAATCAATTAGTTGGACAATTATTCTTA